AGACTAGGGCGCAACGTCACGCAAGAAATCTTATTCGTAAGAAGTTTATCAAAGGAAAGAATTATAACGACTTGAGTTTTGCAGAAAAGCAAGCAGTTGAAAAGAAGATGCAAGGTAAGCAAGGTCTTATTGCTCGTATTGCAATGAGAGTGAAACCTAAACTCAAGAAGATGGAACAAGAGCGTTTAAGAAACATGAATAAGCAAGAGTCCAGACTGATAGAAAGTAACATCTATCGTGTAGGTTCTGAATTGTATTATGAAACTTTTAATGATTGGAAGAAATCTATTGATAGAGATGATTTAGATAGTTTCGACAAAGAGTTGCTTGAAAGCGACATCGGTTCACATGCGATGTATGAGGGTAATCATGTTCCTCTTGACTGTCCTATGATGGAAGAAGAACAACCAGAACTAAACAAACCTAAAGCAGGCGGAACTAAGAAGTATTATGTGTATGTAAAAGACCCATCATCTGGCAATGTAAAGAAAGTTAGTTGGGGAGACACCTCTGGTTTGAAAATCAAACTCAATGATCCAGAAGCAAGAAAGTCATTCGCCGCACGACATCAGTGTAGCACTAAGAAAGACAAAACAAAACCTGGTTATTGGGCGTGTAGAATGCCTTATTATGCAAAACAGTTAGGACTATCTGGTGGCGGAAACTATTTCTGGTAATCCATATACTGATAGAGGTGATGAACGCACTTTCAGCGAAAGCGTTGAGAGTGAAGAGTTAATTTGGCATAGGGATAAATACAATAGAGAGATAACTATTTTAGAAGGCGAAGGTTGGCAGTTACAATTAGATAACAGACTACCTGAGGAACTGATAAAAGGAAAGATTTATAAGATTCCTGCAATGGAATTTCATAGAGTAATAAAAGGTAAAGGGAATCTAAAGATTAAGATTTGGGAAAACAAATGACACATTATAGAAAAACAATGAAACAAATTCTTGAAGAAGTCGATGCGAAAGTAGCAGAGCAAGCAGAAGAAATTGCAGAAAAACTACTTGAACTAGATGAGAATGACAAAGCACTAAAGAACAAAGCAGAGAAATCTGGTATGCCACTTGGTGTATTAAAGAAAGTGTTCAAGCGAGGCGTTGCCGCATGGAAAGGTGGTCATAGACCTGGAACTAATCCACAGCAATGGGGTCTTGCAAGAGTTAATTCATTTGTAACTAAGTCTTCAGGTACATGGGGTAAGGCGGATGCAGACCTTGCTAAACAAGTACAAGGCGAAGAAGTTGAGCAAGAAGAAGCAGTAAGCGCCGCACAACAAGCGGCAATCGCAATCTCTAAAAAAGAGCGTGGCGAAAAACCTAAAAAAGGAAAAGAATAATGAGTAATGCAAGATTAGTTTTTGGTCCAAATCCATTCGATTTGACTGAAAGAGAAAGACCAACAGTAGAAGATAAAGACCAGAGTGCGTATCAAAAGTTCTTTGCTAAAGAGTTGGCGAAACGTAATGTTAAGTCGCCTTCAGAATTATCAGCGGCAGACAAGAAAGCATTCTTTGATTATATTGATAAGAACTGGAAAGGTGATAACGAATCCGACTAATGGATTCGTCTATCACAGGACAGTTTAATGGCAAAGCAATTTACGAGGGATGATGTCCCTAAGGTAGAAGATTTGTGGTTTAACTTTATTAAGAAAGTTCGTGATTTAGGACTTGACTTTTGTGATAATTCTGTTATACTAGAGTTGAAGTTAAAAGAGACACCTGACCATGAGATAACAAATCGCATGGAGTTGAAGTTCGACAATAACAACAGAGAGACTACGATGAAAGTCACGCATAATATTAAAGATAAACCTAAAGAAGAAGATGAGTAGATGACATTAACACTAAAACAGTTCGAAGCAAAAGGTCAATCTAAGATTTACTTAGACATGGATGGTGTACTCTGCAACTTTATTAAAGGAGTTGCTGATACTACTGGTGAAGATTTTACATCACCTGACTTAAATCAGAAGATGAAAGGTCAAATCAAATCTAAGATTGAAGAAAAAGGAGACTTCTGGCACAATCTAGAATGGCAACCTGGCGGGCAACAGTTGTACAGATATGTAAAATCAAGTTCACCTTACATTCTCTCTGCATATGCAAATTGGGACAAGAACTGTAAAGACGGTAAGAATTCTTGGATTAAGAGAAATCTTATGATTCCTAAACAGAGAATTAATCTTGTAAAAAGAGAAGATAAGAAATTATATGCAGTCCAAGATGGAGTGCCTAACATATTGATTGATGATTACATCAAAAACATTAGAGAATGGGAACAAGCAGGCGGTATTGGAATTCACCATACTGACGTTAAAAGAACTATAAATACTATAAAGAAACACGGTTTCTAATTAACAAATAGGAGAATAAAAATGGCATCTTGGGGCGCAACAGACGCAAATGAGGCAAAACCTAAATGGTTGACTGCCGCACAAAAAACAGATACATTCGCAGATAGTCGCGGATGGGTATATCGTGATCCAAACACAGGGTTAGAAGAAGTATTAGTAGCAATCGGTAAATTATCCGCCGCCGCTAAACTGAATATTGCAGACGTAACTGCAGTTAACTTCACAACTACATCGTTAAGCGAAGGGGCAGGTGGTAACATCGACATTGCAGTTTCATTCAACGAGAAGATTACTGTAACCGGTTCACCAACTATCACAGTAACTAACTCCCAAGCAGGTTCTGGTACAGACGCAACATTTACTGCAACTTACCAGTCAGGTTCAGGACGCAACAAACTTACATTCCGTGCTACTTATGCCGCCGCTGATGGTGGTGTAGCAGAAGACGATGTATTGTCAATTGCTAACCAGAACATTGCACTTGCTGGTGGTACATTGGTTGATGGCGAAGCAGTTAATGCCGCAGTCGCAATCGCTGGAGTAACAGACACACTAACAATTAGTGCGTAATTTATTGGGCGCCATTGAAGTTGCGCCCACCTAGAAAAGTCTATGTCTTGTAATAAAGCATAGAGTGAAATATAACTGCAAAATAGGAGACTAACATGGCAGACCAAAAGATAAGTGAACTAACCGCCGCTTCAACTGGTGCGAGTGCAGACTTACTGCATATCGTCCAAGGTGGTGCAAACAAAAAACTAACAGTACAAAATCTGTTAGAGAACATTGCTGGTAACGTCAAGATTGACGGATTTCTAGCATTTGATGGAACTGCAGAAGCAGTAACCGCCGCAGGTTCTGCGGTAGCAATCGGTGTTACTGCACCAATGACTAACATCACATCAACTGGAGCAACAGTCAGTGGTAACTCGTTGACACTTGCGGATGGTGTACAAGGTCAAATCAAAATCATCACATTGATTGTAGATGGTGGTAACGTAGATGTAACACCTGCAAACTTCCTTAATGGTACAAAGTGGACTATGGAAGATGCTGGCGATAGCATGACGATTATTTTCAACGGTGCAAACTGGCAAGTTCTTGCAAATAACGGTTGTACAGTATCATAATAGGAGAGTGTAATGAAATCATTTAAGACACATCTCACCGAAAGTAAACTTGTATCTGTGCTTGAGATGAATGACGAACAATTCGATGCTTTAATCGATGGTTTGTCAGAAGCAGAACTCGCCGAACTAGAAGAAGGTATTCTAGGTGCAATCGGTAAGGGTGTAAAAGCAGTAGCAAAAGGTGCAGTAGCAGGCGTAAAGAAAGTTGCAAATAGAGTATCAACTTCTGGACGTGCAGATGCCGCACAAGCGAAACTCGCTAAAATACAAAAGAAGAAAGCAGACCAGGCAAGACTTGCTAAAGCAAAAGCAGACATTGCAAAAGAGAAGCAGAAACCTGCCGCTCCTGCTAAACCTGTCGCCGCTTCATATGGCGAGGGTGTATCTATTGAAGATACTGTTAAAGCAATTATGGAAGATGGTTACTCACAAGTCGCAACTGGTGATGGTAGCGATTTAGCACATAATGATATCAGAAATCCTGACGTACTAGAGCAACTTAATGCTCATATAGGTATGATTGGTAAGCGAGAGTATATTAACCCTAAAGGTGCAATCTTGCAACTTCAAGGTAAACTCGCAACAATCGGATTGACTTTTGATATTCCTGCTTTACCAGAACAAAAAGGTACGGTAACTGCCGCACTAACACAGTTTGGTG